GGGCAGGTGCTAGTGCAGCTTTCTTGTTACCTTGGGCATACAACTCTTTTGCTTTTGCAATGTCTGCACCTGCTGCTTCTCTTGCCACATCAAATTGTTTTATAGTAAAAGTTTTGAGCATGTACATGATACGCATGTTCCCACTTTCATTGTAGAACTTAGGCATCTCCCCAAGTGTTGCCGGATTAAGATCTAAGAATTTATACCATATTAATTCCTCAACCCCTTTGGGTAGTTGCTTACTTGCCGGATTACTTTCTTGTAACTCCTTAACCATTTGTCCAGCACGCTCACTACCAAACACAGGTGCAAGCTCATCACGTAGTCCAGGTGCATCTCTCTTAGCTTGTGCCTTATACTTTCTCCATGATGCATTCATGGTGGTATTCTTAGCAAGTTGATCTAACTTTTTTAATCCAACTACAGTAAATACTTTATCAAGAGCTTTACTTAAACCATCCGTGCTTGTGACAGAATCTATATTATGATCTGCAAGGTTAAAGTATTTAACGAAATCAAAGTTTTCTTTCTGATTGAACAAGCTACGGAATGTATTATCAAATCCGTTAAAATGTATCGAGTATGCAAGGTCTCCAAGCTGGGTTATTGCAGATCCGAAGTTACCCATGACCTGCATATAGTTTATATTCTTAACTCCTTGTATAAAAGGACTGACAGTTTTACCACTAAAGCGAGACTGTATTATCTCACGCAGCTTTTCAATATCCTCTGCTGTATATTTCTTATCACCCTGCAACATTCTTTTTGCAACTTGTCCGGCAAGAGATTCATCAACCTCCATCTTCATGCCAAGGTCTGCACCTACCCTATCCATACTACCCTCAAATCCTACTTGCTTGCCTTGGTCTGATGGTTTCCTAAATAAAAATTTTCTACGCTCAGTTGCCATGACTGCACGCTCAATGTAATTCTTTAATGCATCTGCTGGATCTGCATAAGCATCAAGCATTCTGTCATCAACTTTTGCTATACTCCTTGCTTTGAAGTTACCTGGTAATGCACCACCAGGCTGCATGGGAAAACCACGTAATACTCTACTTGTAACTTCTGCCGCTTCTTCTGCTGGTATTAGATCAACAGATTCATAATTATTTTTAACGCGATAATCTTCAAGTGCCTGCTCTACTTGGTTACGAGTATCACGAAAGTCATCATTCTCATCTAAGAATTTCTTAAAAGATTTGTAGTCTTCTACCTGTCTTGGAAAGTAGTCTTCAATATAACCAACCTCGATGCCACCTTCTTCTCTTGCATAGTCTCTAACCTCGTTGAGTGCCTTACGCATCTCATTAAGTTCTGACTTATCTGTTATACCTAAGTCATCAGTCATGCGAACTATTGCATTGTAGTCACCATTGAGTAGGTTTGTTTTAAACTCACGCAGTTTCACCTTATTACCTTTTAGCCTTTTTGACATGGTGGTAATAAATGGAGACACACGATCAAGGTATTGCCTAGTCTTTATATTTACATTTTTTTCATGTGAACGAAATACAGAATTAAGTAATGGATCTATGTTCTTCAATTTTCGTGACAGAGGAACAAGTGTATCGCTCAAGAAATCTTTTGCATCAGCGTATATTTTCTTAAATTGATTTTGCCTAACATACATTGCTTTATCTGCAACATCTTGTATTTTTTCTGCTTTTACGGCATCTGGCTCAACCTTTGTTGGATTTGTTTTAGCCTGTGCATTTGCTCTTTTAAATGCAGGTGTCTTTTTTATTTTACGAAGTTGCCTTGCACCTATCCCACTACCGAAAAGCAAAGCTAGAACTAATGGACTAAAGCCAGCTTTCATTGCGTCACTCTCTTCGTCTTGTGTAAGCATACCAAGTGTTGCAGCACCACCTGCACCAACTGCTAGTCCGTAATCACGGGTCATGCCTTGCTTAATATTCTTAATAAATTTTTCGTAATTACTTCCAAGTTTTTCTTCTGCCATCCTCTCGACCTTACTCATTGGATCTGCCTGTTTCATTGGGCGATCCTTAAAAGTCATTGCTTTGGTTGGTTGGTCTGCACCACCTTGGTTAGCACGCATGGCAGATTGTAGGTCAAGCACACCTTCCATGTCATTGCGCTTGAGTACCATTCTCTTTTCAGCAGCTAACTTGGCACGTTGTTTCTTCGCGCCTTTTCCTTTACCAAGTTTATGGTCAAGCCTAGCTATACTCTCGTCAATATCACGCAGTTTTTGACTGTCTCCTAGACGTTGCACGCCAATATTAATCTCATTATTTAGTCCACTAAATATCTCATCTTGTTGTGCAATCTCGCCATCAAGCGATTTTTGAATGCCTGCCATTACACCTGTTGCTTCTTCTCCTAATTGAGTAGATCCTAATTGTTGTACTGTATCATCCGCTTCTTTTAAAAGTTTATTTTCAATGCCTTGTAATACTTCTTCTGCAACTTCATTAGAGTTTTTTAAATTTATTAGTTGGTTAATGTTCATTTGACCTATTAAAGGATTCCCAACGCTTGCATTCTCGATTCCACCTTTTTCTTTAATATTTGAAGAAAGTGCATCCTTTACTTCTGGTCTTGTCATACCAGGTTTTAAATCTACTCCTGTGCCATCACTTAAAAACTTAGCTTCTACTGCACCCAATCCACCACCAAACACACCACCAAAAAGTAGAGTTGTTGCTACCTCTTCTTTTGTTGGTGCGCGACCTTCGTCATAATATGTTCTTGCTGCAAGTTCCGACCCAGCTATTGCTGCACCCTGCGCACCTCGTGCAGCAACTGCACCTGCCGTACCAAACTTACTAACATTACCTAATGGAATACCTCCAGCTATTGTTGCAGCAGTAAACTCACCTGCTCCGAAATCTTTTTGAAATCCTTTTCCTATGCGGTATTGTTGTGATAGATAATTACCAAGAGCAGACCCTGTTGCACCACCTACTAAACCAAAACCAATGCCACCAAGAATTGCAGGCACAACTTCTGCACCAATAATTATTGCAGTATCTATTGCATCCGGCTCACGAGCTTCTGCGTATTGAAATGGGTCACTATAATATTGTTCCGTTGCTTCAATATCTATCGTATTTGAATTTCTTAAATAATTTTCAGTAGCCTCTATATCTATTTCGTCCACAATTGTATTTGTTAAAATAATAATCTTGCCTGCTCTGCTTCCTTTAAACTTTCTTCACGTTCTTTTCGTAACCTTGCTTCCTCAATAGCTTCCAACTGAGCCTCCTTTGCTCTTGTCATTCTTTCTTTATCCGCAATGGTTACCTCTTTTTGATTTCCATTGCCGTCAATTATTATTGTTTTCTGCCCAAGTCGTAAGTTGGTTTTTTTCTTAACGAGTTCCACTAAGCGATTTATCTCCCTTTTAGAAAACTTGTTAGCATCTTCTGATATTTCCACATTACCTGTTATTGGATCAATGGTAACAAGATCCTCAATATCTAGTGCATTTCCATCTTCATCTCTAACAAAAGATGGTGAACTCATAATACTATTTATTTCCTTTTCAACTTCTGAAATACTATTTTCGATGCTTGTATTTTGAGGGCTTTTTGTTGCTGACCTTATTGCCACCGCATCGAGGTAATTCATATACTTCTTTTTACTTTTTATACCTACCTCTTGCGCCTTAATGCCAAGGTCATCTTTCTTAATGTTTCTTTCGGCCATGCCTTGCACACCTCCACCCTTCTCAATTGTACTTTGTGCAATATCAATGTTAGTTGAATCAAGTCCTTGCTTTTTTATTAGGTTACTTGTTTGCCCAGGTAAAACTTGTTGAGTTGATTGATCTCTAGCAATACTCGTATCTAAACTCGATTCTGTTGCAGCTGTTCGCTTGGGCATTAATCCAAGTTCTGCTTCACTTTCTGCCTTCTTGAGTATGTTACCAGCAATAGTTGCATCCGTTGTACTTGGAAGAACCTCTAGCTGACTTGCTATAGTTTCCCCTTCAAGTTCTCTCCTTTTGTCACCTTGCAGTAAGTCTTTACCTCTTTCTTTAATTGCTAATAAAGCAACCCGTGTATCCTCGTCTTTAATTGCATTTAATTTATCTAAAGATATTCTACTTATTAAAGTACCTAACTCTTTTTGCTTGTTTACCAATTCGAGGTTTTTGACAGTTAGATTCTCAGTTCTCTTTGCTAATCCTAATGCTTGCTCTTGGGTTTTACGATTAAGCATTTGATTTTGCATTTGATTTGTAAATGTTATGTTTTGCATTAACTGCTTTCCTCGTTCTGCACGCTCAGTTAGTGAGACATCTGGATTATTCAACTGCTCCTTCATTATAGCATAACGATCAGCTTGCTCTGGATCTTGCTCTGATAACATATCAAGCAAGTTACTTTGTCCTTTTATGAACGCTTGATTTTTTTTCTGCTTCTCCTTATTCAGCCCATACTGCTCAATCATGCCCCCAATCTGCTTGCCCATGTTGGCATACATTTGGCCTTGCGCGCGCCCTGCCTCAACAATGGGTCGAGTATCGACCCGTGCAAGCGCTGATCCGTAATTTCCACTAAAGAATGGTTTTCTTGCCATGTTGTTATCTCCTTATTTTTATCCGAATATTTTCTTTTGCGCTCCTGATCCACCTAGTAAGCCACCTGTAAGTCCGCCAAACGCACCACCTATTCCACTCATTAAACCTGCTTGCCTAGTTGCATCTGCTGCAACTTGTGCGGAGTACATATTGGCTGCGTTGGTTGCCTGGTTCTGTATGAATCCTAGACCTGCTTCTGGGTTTAAATATTGTGGCCCAGAGTTTAATCCATATCCAGCTTGCCCAAATACAGACTGTCCTTGTTGTAGTGCATTTCCTCCTCCTCTGCCAAGAACTGCTTGGAATGGATCGAGTGTAGTTCTGTCTTCTAATGCAGCAAGTCCTCCGGCAGCCTGGATGTATCCAAGTATGCCTTGTTGTTTGAGTTGCTCATTTGCACGCTGTGCATCCATTGTTGCACCCACGCCAAACTGAGCAGCTTGTTGAGCTTGTCCCTGCTCGGCTAAGTTTGCAGCTTGTGCAAGTTGTGCCTGTGCTTGTTCCTGACCTAGACCTGCTGCCATACCAGCTTGTAGTGCTTGGTTTGTGGCTTGCTGGTTAGTGAGTTGAGCCTGCATACCACGACCTAAATCTGCTTCTTGTAGACCTGCTTCCTGACCTAGTGCTTGCTGTGCAAATGCTCGGTTCTGCATCTTACGTTGGTTGTCTTCAGCAACCCGTGCTTCTGCTTCTGCGATTGCACCACTTTGGTCAAATGTTCTGCCCATCATTGTGGATCTTGCACGAGCAGCTTCTGCGATCTGTCTTTGCTCACGATCTGTAAGTCCTTGTCCAAGTGCTTGCTTGGCATCTGCTAGGAGTGCGCCACGGAGTGCGTCATCACCTGCACCTAGCTCGCCTGTATATGTACCACCTGTTACACTTGCTGATGGATCGTATGAGGTTGCAGCTCCAAGGGTTTGTCTGCCAAGGTCACCACCATATGTTGATTCTGATGGTACAGTTATTGCACCCGCACCTGTGAGTGCATCTGCTTGTTCTGCTAGGATTGTACGTGCATCACCAAGTGCTTCTTGCGTACCTGGTTTGTAGTCCTCCATGATGTCTTTAAATAGCGGAGATAAACGAGATACATCTTGTAGGTCTGCTTCTCTTTGGCGTGATAGGTTTGCACGTTGGATGTCTTCTCCAAATGCAGATAAGCCTAAGAAGTTACCCTGCTCGTCAAATCCCGCTTGCCTTGTACTGTCTGATTGTGTGACAAATTGTTCACCTACTTCACTAGCTAGTCCAGCATCAACATCTGCTTGGGTTGCGGTGCGTGTTTCAAATTCTTGTATTGCACGCTTGTCACCTAGTAGGTCAATCATACCGTCACCTGTGCGGACTACATCACCCTCTTTCAATGGTTCACCCGTGTTTGGGTTTGTAAACTCGTATGTTTGCTGAAATTCTTCTGGTGATTCTTCTGCTTGTGCAAGATATTTTTCTGAAAAATTATCTAAAAATGGCCCATCGCTTTCATTAACCCATGATAGTCTATTTATGATACCATCATTTACTGCTTTATCTGTATAAAATGGTCTACCTCCAGCAGCTTCCTCTATGTATCCATCACGTTTGAGTATATCGTACATTGGGACTACTCCACCTGTTTCTGTATCAAATATTGCGTAACCCGCAGACCCACTTTTACTAACTGCATTACCACTAGTATAAGGTAACATTTGATACCTTGCCCCCGCAGGTTCACCACCCTCGCGTTGTACAGGTTCTGCACCTGGTATTCCAAACTTACCTGTCTGTGGGTCACGAACAACTTTTTGCTCTGAACCTAGTAAAGTCTGCCTAAGAATGTCTGTGTCTGTCTGTGCAGTTTTCTCACGGATGGATTGTTCAAGTGGAAGCAAGGATTCTAATGAACCTGTACCTGCAAAGTCACCTGTGCCTGTAAGTAACTCGACTTGTGCTTTTAGAGCGTCTGCCATCCCTTCTCCATAAGATGGTTGCGCTGGATAATTAATGTCTGGCCCTCCTCCCATTGTTATTTCCTCCGATTGATTCTATTAAAGTCGTACCACTTAATAGGTTTTTGTTTTAATTGTCTCATCCACCCAACAAATGGTAATGGGTATGGAATACTGTTGATAAATTGTGAAATTGCATCTTCTCCGATTGCAGTTTTTACATACCATGCATTAGGTGCAACTACACCCCATTGCTCGTCTGGATGCTTATCAGAATCCGACTTAACTGCTTTCCCAAGTAACATTGTTTGTGGCGTAATAAATACATACCCATAAGCAGCATAAGCACTTAGATCCCTAAACATGTCACCCTTCGTGGTGTCGTAAAAGTTCTTAGCTTTTTCTAGTATGTTCATTCTGCTATAATGTACTCCTCTGCATCAGTTGCACTTACTGCTGCTCCCAGGTTTATTCTTAACCACGCTGAACCATTGTCTAACGCTAGGCATGGACTTCCACCGTCCCCATCCGTGCAGTAAACCACCTTGCCTGCTGTTCCTGGTGTTGGCAGACCCGCAACGGCAAAACTTTGGAGGACAACTGTTGTGTCTGTTACGCTTGGAACTGTCACGGTTGGCTCTCCCAACTCGTTCAAGTTTGCTGAACTTAGATCCACGCCTGTTGCGAATGTAAATCCACGAGTGACCGTACAAGTAATCGCCATTATGCCACCTCACGTCTTGCATTTGCTCCGACTCCTATTGCTTCCAAACTTAGATGTCTGAAGCTCGGTCTGCCAGCAGTTACAGACACTTCTATGTTTGCCCCATACCCACGGGTACGACCCGTACCAAAACGGAAGAGTGCTTCCTCTGTACCTGTCGCGGTGTGCGTAAGTACAGTTGTACTAGAGTCTGGGTCAAGAGTGTTTACCTTTACATTAAATGCATCTCCGTTGACTGTATTCACACCCAACTGTCCACGCTTCCAACTCTTTACACTTATGTCTCCAAAAGTCATGGAGCGTGACTTTATCTTACCTGCAATTGCAGTTGTTCCTGACTCGCTTGTACTTCCTATCTTGCGTCCACTATCATCAATTGAGTTTTCTTCCATGAGATACCACCCGGTATCATTACATGCGAATAATCTGCGTTTAGTTGGATTCGATCCATGCGAGCAAATTACAAAGTCATCTACATGAAATGCCAAGCTACCTGACATTGCTGGGTAATCATCAACGCTAGTCCATGTGGAAGTTAGCAGATTGAAGATAAAAATTTTATTTGGTACGGTTGAACTACCTGTTGGGACTGCAAGATAGTATTTATTGTCGTACACCACACCACATGCAGTATCTGCTGCTGCAAAGTTAACCTCATCAAATTGATCCTGTATAGGTCTGGTCATGGGTATAGTTTCACCACTAACTTTACTAATAGCTACCCCAATACCTTTTGCTGGATCTGTACCAGGTGACAAGACGATGACCCCATTGTCTGAAAGAAAGAATGTTTGTGGGCCAGACTGTGCGATACTCTTTCGTGCCACACATCCATGCTGACGTGTAATCTCGTAAGTGTTTGCTGCGGATGTAGTCGCAATGTTATTTATCATGTGGATGCTATTACGCATAAACACGATCAACTGATCTTCCTGATATGGAAAGAACCCAACTAGCTTATCTGCACTACCTTTATTAATTCTAAACTGTGACTCTGCGGGATAGTAGTTGTCCGTGTCTAATAAATCAGACATCAAGACTGTGTAGTTACTATCTGTTGGTTGAGGTATAATTAAGCGATTGCGAAAGAATACACCAAAGTCTGTATTCGGACATTGTATGCGTCCAGCACCTGGACTTCCATTTGCTTTAACCACGAAGTCAGTTGGACTGCTATAATCTCCATCCCATTCAAGTGGTGTTTTATTCTTACCACGAAATAAAATTAGCTTCTCAAGTGACTGCACGAAGCTCGCACCATCTGCATCTGCCACTACCTCACCAACAGGGTATTCTATGTTAATGCCACTATTATTTGCATCGTTCCATATGATTGCTTTATTCTTCGTGGCAACCACTACAAACTCAGTACCTGTTGCTGGATCTGAGAAGAGTGTGCTGGCAAATACTTTTTCATCTGTACCATTGTAAGTAAGTGTGACATTACCTGCTAGGAAATCTATTCCTTTACGCACCTCTGCAAGATCACCAACCAAGCGCATATTCTCGCTAGTCTGTACAAATCCAGATTCTAAACTTGTTGCTTCAAGGTATGAATTTACACCACGAAATCCACGATCTCCATCTTGAAGAACTTGATCATCTAATCTACCTGTTGTGCGATACCTTGCCATTATTTCTTCTTTATCTCTTGGTAGAGTTTAATGGACATGTACACTAGAGTGACCGCACCAACTGCAATCCCCAAGAATGTGTCAATTGTTGACAATCCAAATGTGGCTGCTGTGCCACTCATACCTGCGACTGAAACACGATCAAGCATTACCTGCGTCCTCCTGGCGTGAAGTAAAATCCTATAATTAAAGGTAACACTACGGTTGCCTCGAAAAGTGCAATGTGTCCTGTTGTAACGACCAGAGGGGCTTGCTCAGCTGGAAAACTGATGAGTCCGAATAGAAACTCTTTTTTTCCTTCACCTGTAATGTTTGTTGTACTGATGAGTGGAACGCTTGGGTAGATGGTGGTGATACATGTGATGAACGAGAGCGTGAACATGCCGATAAGAGCAAGCATCCTACGAGTAGCACGAGTGAAAGCTCCAGATACACCATTGTTGAGTGATGCCTGGAACTGAATGGCAAACTCGTTGTTCCTGCATTCTCTTGCCATTTCCATTTCATACTTCTGTTGGCGAGAATCGGTAATCGCACCAAACACGCCTTTAAGAATAGACCCCATTGCGGCCGACCCTCCACCGGTAAGAAAGAGCGTAAGGAGTTCAAACATTTCATTTGCCCTCCATTTTCTCGAAGAGTTTTTGAATGTCTCTTCTACGATCCTCGGACAACTTGGATAAGTGTTCCACATCCTTTGTCTGCCCAGCGTATGCTATTTCTAACTGACGCAGACGATCCTTCATGTCGTCAATCTCCCACTTATTACGCTTAATAAAAAAAGCGAGGATGGAAAGTGCGACACCCAATCCGGCAAACATATAGTGTGTAATTTCCATGTCACTTCTCCACCTTATCCCGAAGCCTATCCAACTCTTTTTCTAAATAGTTTAGTCGCTCAAACTGTTGAAAGTCTGAAGTTATGGGTGCGTCTTGCATTTCGACTAAATGATCAAGATCCGCTTTTGCTTGTTCTGCAAACTTCTCTATGTGCATCATCCTAGCAGATAAATCTCCAAGCAAAGTTCCTTCGTGCTGAACTCTTCCCAGGCTATTATCGAGTTCGTTAATCTTGTTCCAAATGACGGAGTAGCCCCAGACACAAGTGCCAACAATGGCGATAACTTTCGCCATGAATGCCAAGTTTGCTTTGACCTGTACATTTTCTCCGACTTCAGTCGCCATTAGATAGGTTCGTCAGAAGTCCACTCGTCTGTGGCTAACACTTCTAATATTTCTTCGTGGGTGTATTCGGTTTTACCCCATAGGAAAGATGGTTGTCCGTCTTCGTACCGAGCGAGAATCTTTGAACCGTCTAAGCTCTTACGGCTATATGATTCATCAATGTCTATGAGTTGATCGAAATCAAAACCACTAACCTCGGAAGTATCTGCTATTACATATGTTCTACTATTCATAACTCTTAGTATGGTTTGTCAGAAGTGCTGAATGTTACACCGTTGTTCGTGCCGTTGTAGCCACCTGTTACCTCTGTTACATCGTTCTCAAATCTCCAAACAGCAATTGGGTCTACATATGTTTTATTATTGTAAATATTAGAAACAGCCGTAGATGTTAATGCACTATCGAAAACTGCAAGTTCATCTAACTTTCCATCGAAGTATCTAAGGTTAGTTGACCAATTAGGGCTATTCCTACCAATATCGAAGTCCTCTGCCCAACCAGATGATAGCCCGCTAATCGTTGCACTTCCGCCATCACTAGCACTTCCATTAATATAAACGGTTAAAGATGTTCCGCTAATAACAACCGCAAAATGATACCAAGTACCGCTAGAGATGCCACCGCTAATTCCTAAAGTTACATCAGTATTAGTACCTAACGATAAAACTCTAAGTTGAGAAGTACTCTGTGGTCTTATACCAAAATTAGCTGAACCGCTTGCCCCAGAACCAATAATTACTCTTTGTATTGTATCGTAATTAAACCACCCTGTTACAGTTGCATTAGAGGAAGCATTTAATTCTGATATTGTTCCGACACTTATGTAATCAGCAGTTCCATCAAACTCCCCGCTATAACTATTTGAGGTGAAGGTAAATGTTCCAAACGCACGATCACTAGCATACCCTCGCCAATTTGCACCGTCGTAGATGATGTAGTTCTTCGTGTCTGTTTCAAAGTAAGCATCACCTGTCGAGGGACTACCTGGACGAGTGGATGAAGTTGTTGTTGGAATTGTAGTTGGCATGGCTATTGAGGAGTTGTAGATGTATAATCAGCAGTTCCTTGAATTGTTAGGGAGTTGCTGTTAGTAGATGAGTCAGAAACAGAAGAACCCGTACCAGCATCCATTGTCCAATATCCTACTAAGTTTGATGTTTCAGTATAATCACCAGTAGCATTCGTTACATCCAAAGGATTACCCAAATTGTAAACTTGTTTCAAGGAATCATCAGGCAAAACTGTGTCCCATAAGCAAACTTCATCAATAATACCATCAACTGTGTTGCCTTTATTTTGGTCGCTACCCACTCTAAGCTGAGGGCCGACATCTAAATTTGATATGCTAGTACTCCCCCCATCATTTAATGTAGCACTTCCTCCACTCATATACTTCATAGCTAATGTCGAAGCGTCATAAGTAATAGCAATCATGTACCACACACCTGTAGTAAAACCACCTTCCGCAAAAGATACACCACCACTAGAACCTATTCTTGCTTGAGTTGTAATCTCGCCACTAGCTGAGAAGCGTTGAGCAAACCCGTTAGCATACCCACTAGCATCATCGTAAAATAACATATACTGACCACTAGCAACTGAATCAAACTTCACCCAGTACACATAAGTAAATGAATCACCGCTACCAAATAGATTTATACTGTCATTGTACGCTGATTCGGCAGAACCTGAACCAAAGTTCAAAGCGTAAGGATTAGATTTACCGCCACCAAAAGCAGCTGAGTCATAACCATACGCTCGCCAATTAGCACCGTCATAAACAATTATATTCTTGGTATCAGTTTCAAATGCAATGCGACCTTGGACTCCTGTAGGTCTGGTTGAAGATGTTGTTGGTGTAATCGTACTCATGTTTATTAAGAATCGTTATTGTAAATATACCAAGCAGTTCCGTCATATAGATATAAGTCATCTGTATCAGTTGCTTGTTCAAGCGTGTAAGCAGTAGGTGTCGATGCTAATATAGTAGCTTCCGTATTGGTCGCTGTGATGATAACAGGATCAGTCACATCGTTGTTGTAGATGTACCAAGCACTGCCATCGTAGATGTAGTAATAACCTGTGTCCGTTCCTAGAGCGATATTAACTTCTCCACTCGGATTGGTAGGTGTGCTTGCTAAGATGTTAGCTTCGGTGTCTCTAGTAGTAACATTAAACAGAGCTACTGCATTTAAGAATGTTCCGCTAATATCAGCAGTTGTGAATCCACTAGATGCTAAAGTAATTCCTGTGACTCCAGCGTTCGTTGTAGCTGGGTTAGTGAGAGTAAAAGTGATGACAGTATCTGAACCTGTTGGTACGCTTTGACCGCCAGCAACTGTAAGAACTAATGTACCACTTGACTGAGTCCATGATCCACTTGATCCAAAGATAGATGCACCTGCACCTCCGACTGTTAATGAAGCATTGTCAGATGTCTGCGATCCCGTAAGTCCAGCCAATGTAATTGTACCACTAGCCGCTATTGCTGAAGATGGTTGTATGGTTAGAGTCAGAGTGTTATCGTTACCAGCACCGTTACCTCCATTCTCCAAAGTAGCGGTATCAAATGTCTCAGGTATTGTGGTAGGACTAGCTACTACTCCGAAACTAAATGTGGGAAGAACGAACATTCTTAGGAAGCTGTGTCTCCAGCTAAGACGAAAGTGTCAGCGGCATAAGCGACTAAACTAGCTACTCCGTATTGAGCATTGATCTTCGTGTGGGATTGTCTGTTGTTAATAGTAGTACTAGATGCACTAAAGCTAACTTGACCAGCACCTTTCTGTACGAACGAACAATTAAATCCTGCACCCAATCCGCTAGGAACTGTAACAGTTACTGCACTAGCATTATCAAGGACTACTACCTTGCCGTTATCACTAGATAACAAAGTATAAGCTGTTCCTGTTTGGTCATTAATGCTTGCATCGAAGTCTTCAATTTTATTCCCGCCTAAATCGACTGTGCCGCTAGAAACTGCAAGTACATTTGTATCAGCAGTTCCAACTGTCTTTGTGGCCGCATCTCCCAACCCCAAGTTAGTTCTCGATGTTGATGCACTAGCAACATCAGATAAATTATTGGATGCCTGGAGATCTCCTTGCGGAGCGGCCGCCACTAGGTTTGCAACTGTTACCTTTTTGGTTGTCCCTTGAGGCGAACCGGTCGTGTCTGACACATCGG